TACCTTAGTCGTAGCGGTTCTTTTGACGAGAATAACTGTCTGTTGAAGCAGGGACGGTTTCGTGTGATGACGGCTTTGATGACGAAACAAAGCAGATAGATAAAATTGACGAGGAACTTGCTGATGGCTGGTTCGAATGGAAAAAGGAAGGCGACAAGAAACAGCCCTACTTCATTCACCGTGCCGACGGTCAGCCAATCTTTATGGCAGCTATAGGCAGCACGCCATTTGAGCGCGGTGATGACGCTGAGGGCTTTCTGATAGTGACATCTGCAGCTGATAAAGGACTGGTCGACATTCACGACAGACGGCCGCTTGTTCTGTCACCTGAAGCGGCCCGTGAGTGGATGCGCCAGGATATAGGCGGGAAAGAAGCGGAAGAGATAGCAGCCGACGGAGCGGTTTCCGCCGACAAGTTTATCTGGCACGCCGTGACGCGCTCCGTTGGTAATGTGAAAAATCAGGGGCCGGAGTTGATTGAACTCGTTACTTAACGCGCAGCAGATCGGAAAATCTTGTTGTGTACCGCGGCGAAAGCATTTCTCGTTTCATCGCCCACTGCTGCTGGATGCCCTGCCCTGCAAAATACAGCGTACCTCTCCCGCCTTTAGTGTTGAGTTGATCCAGAACTTCCATCAGCTTCTCACTTCCGACGCGAGGTGCATTGTCATCAAACAGGTTAAGTTGTGCGACGCCCTGACTGAAGAAGTCTCCGAGCATCACGCCCGCTTTCTGGTATCGGTGACCATCTTTCCATATAGCATCAAGGCACTTAGTGGCCGCCGCAATGATGTCCCGGCTATCTTGCGTCGGTGTCAGCAACTTCACCGATGCGCTGTTACCGTAATATGGCTCATTAAGCGCGAATGGTGACGTTTTGACGAACGCAGAGATAAACCGGCAATACTGATGCTCTCCACGCAACTTCTCCGCTGCTCGCGACGCGTAGCTACAGATAGCCTGCCGCATTGCATCGTATTCAGTGACTCGTTCGCCGAATGAGCGGCTACATACAATCTCTTGTTTTACGGGTGCAAACTCTTCCAGTTCTAGACACTGCTCTCCTCGCAGCTCACGCACAGTCCTTTCCAAAACCACATTAAAATGTTTACGAATAAATCGTATGTCAGTATCAGCCAGGTCGAGAACCGTCTTGATCCCCATAGCCTCGAGCTTTTTGGTAATGCGCCGGCCCACTCCCCATGTCTCATCAACAGGAAGTGCTGCCATCAGTTTGCGCTGACGCTCGACGTTAGACAGGTCAACAACTCCACCTGTCTTGTGCTGCCATCGTTTTGCAGCATGATTTGCCAGTTTCGCCAGTGTCTTTGTCTGCCCTATCCCAACGCCGACAGCAAGCCGCGTGTTACGGTATACAGCGTCCTTTAGTTCCTGTCCAAAGTCTTCCAGAACTCTGCAATTACGAACCCCGGTAAGGTCACAGAAAGCCTCGTCTATTGAGTATATTTCGCAGCGCGGCGACATCTCTTCGAGCGTTGTCATCACCCGGTTGGACATGTCCGCATAGAGCTCGTAATTGCTGCTGAAGCAGACAACTCCGCACCGCGTGAACAGGTCTTTCTGTTTGAAGTACGGGTCACCCATTTTGACGCCGAGCAGTTTCGCTTCAGCAGAGCGCGCAATCACGCAGCCATCGTTATTCGACAGCACAACAACCGGTTTTCCTTTCAGGTCAGGCCTGAATACCGTCTCACAACTCGCATAAAATGAATTTACATCAACCAGGGCAAACATCAGATCACCGGGCTGTCGTCAAACTCACCACTACGGGCATCGTTGATGATATATGTCACAACTCCCATAATGAGAGTTTCAGACGTCAGCATCTGATGCCGGTCTGGATAGTTAAGATCTTCAAGGCATCGAGCAGGAGCTAACCTCAAGCGCTTAAGACGAAGTTCACCGTTGAACTGGCATACGATAATAGAACCATCAATGGGATGTACAGCGCTGTCCACGACAAGCATTGCATCTTTCATAATGCCTGCGCGCCAGATAGTCTCTGCTGCCAGCATCAAATATGTCGACGCTGGGCTTGTAATGATCCTGCCGTCCAGTGAGATACGCTCTACTGCATAATCTGCTGCGGGGAATTGGGACTCCATGATTTGCACTCCCATAAATACTGTTTATACATACAGTACTACTCTTACAGAGCGCACATCAAGTACCGTGAAATAGTTAGCATGCAACTTGTTGTTGTAGCTTGAGATAAAGTTGTGGATGGAAAAGCAGAAGTTAATCTATGTTGACTTTACTGCGATATAGAAGCATGAGATGTAATCTTCAACGTTATTTATAGCATGCTAATTACAGTTGGTTATTATTTTGTTGTTATTAAATATTAAACTGCATTCAGTGTGTCAACCATCAAGCATTGATGTTAAAATCTTACAGCCCCAGTGAATAACTGGAATCTTTTGGAACCTTAAGCACGTAATTACCAATTATTAAAAAATGGATAACAAACAAACAATTTATAACATACAGGTATTGCGCTTCTTTGCCGCATTGATTGTCGTCATTGCACATTCTGAGATTGTAATGTATGGAATAAGGATGTCAGGCCTTGGTGGTATAGGTGTTGATATATTTTTTATAATTAGTGGGTTTATAATGCCTTTTATTGCTTATGGAGGTAAAAAAGCTGATGGGCCATTTAATATTTCAGCGGCAAAGTTCTTTTTAAGAAGATTGGTTAGGATACTTCCTTTATATATTATCCTTACGGCATGTGCTGTTTATGTCTCTTATTTGGTTTCATACCAAATCACCTCCCCAGCAAGACCGTTACTTTTTTGGTTTCCATCTGATAAAATAGATTTAGTGTATTTTTTTAGGAGCATAACGTTCACCCATTGGGATAAGGGACCAATACTAGGTGTTGGGTGGACTCTTCAGTTTGAATTTTTCTTTTATGCTATCTTCGCTATTTTTATTGCAATTGGCGTTTCAAAAATAGAGAAAATAGAAATTTCATTTGTGACAATAGTTATCGTTTGTAACATTTTAGTTAAAAACGAGCATGCCGCAAATTTTATTAAAGCGTATTTCCCTCCAATTGAGGTAATCTCTCAGCCAGTAATGATTGAGTTTGCTTTGGGTATGTTTATGTACAGACTGTACATATCAAAAATATTTCTTAACGCCAAACTTGCTACTGCTATATTGATTTGTTCGTTGCCTTTATTTTATATCCTTGAAAAATATTTAATAACTACGTATGTAGGGAACTTATGGCACAGACCTCTTATATGGGGAGCGTTTTCTTTTTACATCGTATGGGCAACAATTAGCCTTGAGGGTAAAGTAAAGACTCCGAATATATTAGTTTACTTAGGTAATGCTTCGTACTGCATATACCTCATACATGGCTTATTTACATCATTGCTTGCGCACTGGTGGGAGCGACTGGAACTACATCTGCATACCAGTGTATTTATGTACCTTGCTTTTTATGTGTTATTTAGCATTATTACAGGGTGCTTAGTTCACTCGTTGATTGAGAAAAAAATAGCAAAATTTACAAGGCGTTTTATTTAGTGCAATAAAATAGGGGTGTTTTATCACCCCTTACCTTCAATATAACACCCCGTCTAGTGACACATTCCCCGTTTGAAATCCGTATATTTTAACAGTTCCATTTGTATCAATAACAATATTACCCTGTCCAATAGGGAGGCCACTTGCATCAAGTTTTGTAACAGAAAATGCCATTTTCCTAACTGGCGAGATGCTCAACGGAAGGTTGCATACTGTCGTACCGTCGGCGGTTATACCTGTTCCGATGTTAGCGATAGTGCCAGTTAATGCAATTTTACCATCGGGATATGATGTTACAGCAGCACGAACCAGTGAAGTTACTGACCAGTTATTTGCCCCCCACGCACCTGGCATCCAGTGGTTAATTATAGGATCATTACGTCTACCGAACATATGTGATGCAATAGCTCTGGCATTTGACAAGCCGAGAAGAATTCTTCCGTATGTGGTCGGGTGAATGTTGTCCATAACAACAGGGTCCTGATTTGTCAGGAGATATTCGGCTACGATTGGTCCGAGATCGTCAAGAGAACCAGTATTCAGGGCATTAAGCGGCTGATTAACCTCTGTATTACGAACAGCTACTGTGCTGGCAAGTATCGCCCTGTAAAGCGCCCCAAGCTCGTAATTTGCCGAAGGCTGTCCATAACCAGCAACCCCGGTTAACGTAACACTCTGATCTCTGGTATAGAACTGTGTAGGCAAAGATACAATGCAGGGAATCCCAAGGTTATTTGCAGTCAGCATCATCTGCTTAACGTTATTTCGTAATGCCTCTCGTCCGGATTGCCTTTGAATATCATTCACTCCGATTTGGAAAAGCACTACATCGATATCATCCAACGATGTGACATTAAATATATTAGCGATATCTCCTGATGCATACCCATTTATTGCAATTGTCTGCATACGTCCAACGCGAATGCCGTGAGTTCCTTCTAGTGCTTGTTGCGCGAACTGTACCCATCCATTTCCCATAGAGGCATCAGTGATTGAATCGCCTACAACAGCGATATTTATCGGTTTTGCAGAGCGGTATTGTCGATTTTCGATAATGTATGGATAGAAGACAGACATATACTTACCGCCATCGCCAAGTGATCCAAATCCTACACGACCAATGATTCTCCCGGTTTGACGAATTGTAACTCGCTCTATCCCGTTAACCAGGATAGTGAATGACTTAAGCGTATCAACACGAACGGATGCAATACTGTTTTTTAGCCATTGTGAAGCATGAGTATCAGATCCAGCATATGCAATGCTTTTTGTAGAGTATGCTCCGCCAATTGTTCCCTCAATTAAATTACCATGTCCAAAATGATCCTCGTAATAGATCCAACGCATACTTTCAGCTTCAACCACAACGCATGGCAGACCACCGGTGTTGTCACCCTCATACATCGACAAGAAATATTCAGAGCACGGCTTCACTCTGCTGTATGCAGCAAAAACAAGATTCCCTGTAGGGGCTGGAATTGATACTGCATCCCCAGCCAGTGACGCTGCAGGTGTATCCGCAACAACACCCATAGGCCATACACCTGACAGAAAAGACCATCCAGAGGTAAAAACCGTCAAGACCGGAGTTTCTTTATCCTGAATATCACAAAATAACGTTTTATTATCTGTGTAGTTTGCATTTTTTATGATCGGCGGAGTTGGTAATGTACCTGGAACAAGTGGTGTATATTCACCTTTTGTAATTCCAACACTTGAACGTAATAAATAACTGGTGCTATTACCAGTAAAAAAGAATTTTACAGGTCTGACAAGTTTTACCAATGGTGATTTGACAGCTTCATCGCTTGCGGTATTAATTGTCACGCTATCATCTACGTCAAGTATGAATCCATTCCAGTATCCAGCAGGAATCTCTGGTGTAAATACCATACTAACAATAGTTTTAGAATTAATTCTAATTACCTTATCTCTTGTTGAAACATACGATTTTATACCGTCAAGAGCAGCACGGTAGTCATGCCCAGGAACGCCGCCAAAAGTTGAAATATTTGCAGGTGATACTAAGTCAAACCTTGACCCATCAGGGGTAACAAAGTAACTTCCTCCATCTGTATCTCCTGCCGTGCCAGTTCCGTTCCTGACGTATATGCCGCCACCTCCGTCATTGATGGAAACTCTTCCACCAGTAATAACGCACCCGATAACTAGATCAATAGTAGAATTGATGGCGTCTGTAAATGTAGTGTATTTTTTCGTTGTCTCAGTAATAGCACTACGTAAGCTGGCATCGCCTACACCTATCCATTTGCCTTTACCTATTCCCCCGGCACTATCAGGTGTTGAATTAGGAGAAACGATTTTAGGAAGCGGCCCATCCCATCTATAGTATTCTCCATCATTTTCATCTTTTAATATTTGATTTGGTAGAGTTATAACAGCGCCGCTCTGAAATGTCCCGATAGGTATCCATCCAAATTCAGCTATAGCCCGCTGTGCAAGCCATCTTAATCCTTCAATCGTGTAGTGTTCATCTCCAAAGCGGTCAATATAACTAAGAGCGAATGAAGTCACGAACTCATCAATTTTCCCTGCGTTAAATTTCAGGTCGCGCGGGGATTCGCTAGGTACTGGCAGATTAGTAGGTGTAGTGGCCATATTTATTCCATAAAAAAACCCGGCGCGATGGCCGGGTTAGGTTTGTCGGGGACGGTTCTTATTCGTAGATGGCGTCGCTGTATTCCGCGACTGTCAGAGATACCGTGTTATCTGTGTTCGGTTTGATGCTGTTGACCGTCCATAGCTGGCTGTCCAGTTCCTCCTCTGTCGCAATGAGATAGCGCGACGGGAGCTGCACAGTGTCTCCGTTCCAGATATTGAGCTGAATGTTTGGGATAGCCGCGGTGAATCCGTACTTCGTGTCGCCACGCGCCGCCGCTGGATAGCGCAGCGTCGGGTTACCCAGGCTGTCTGTCACCAGCACATACATCGAACCGGTAAACGTGATCGGCTCGCTGGTATCAAAGTTATTACCGGCGCGCCCGGTGATGTAACCCTGTTGCTGGTTGCTGTCGTAGATGTCGGGCATCTGAATGACGCTACCGACCTGGATAATGCCGTCCTCGAACACTTTTGCGTTCATATTCACGCGTGAGTAAATCAGGCGTTTGGTTTCTCGCAGCGCGCGCTCACGCGCCTGATACTCGTTACGGAAGCCGACAATCTCGAGCTTGTTCGGGTTCTGCGCTTCCTGTTCGACAATGGCGCCGTTCAGCACGCGATAGTTGATGTACGTCTTGTTGTTCGTGGTCGGGTGAACATAGGACACCTGCACGCCGTCGTAACCGCCAGGAAGAGTGGCCTCGTACGTCATTTTGTACTCGTCCGTCTTCATGTTGGCCCGGTTGAATACGGCCGCCGGGTACTCAACCTTCTGATCGCGAGTAAACGTCAGCACGCCATCGTCCCAGTACGCAATGACAGAGGCCGCATTGCAGATAGCCTGCACCCTGTCGCCCAACGAATCGTTCTCGTCGTCAAACGTGTAGTCGAAGTAACCCAGGCGCTCATCCGGCAGACTTTCGGCAATCGAGTACAGCCCGTACAGGTCAATGCTACTTACCGGCTGCTCGCCCATAATCAGCCAGGTATGCGCCACTGCATCAGCGAACGAGCGCGAGGCCCGCAGGGTGTAATCCACCGATTGCGTCGTCAGGTTGTAACTGATGGTCTGACGCGTCACCAGTGCGTTGTACTTGCGGTCACGGCTGCCCAGGGCGTTCTCCGTCGCCCTTACCTTCACGCGCACCAGCGTATCGGTTGGATGCACGACGTTGGTTCTGACGTTGACCGAGTGGATCTCCTCAACCTTCAGGATAGAGGCATCACTCGAGTTATCTGTGCGCTGGAAGTTAATAGCGTACTTGCCGAAACCGCCGGTCGGCGTCAGCTTATCGGTACGGTAAAATACTTCGCTCGATGATTTGTGCGGCGTCCCCTGATGATACGTGAACGTCTGCTGAGTACCCGGCACCTGGTTGTAGTAATCGTCAATTTTCCAGATCGTGACCTTCCAGTCAGCGGACTTTTTGCCGCCCAGCTGCACCTGAGTGTGCAGCCATAACTGGGCAGATTCGACCGGCGAGAAGAACGGGCCTACCACTAGCGCTTCGTTATCGTTAAGGATGAACTTCGTCGTGTTAATAGTCGCCGTTGCCGGCACGTCAGGAGGGCCAATTAGATCCCTCATCGTGAATGTGTACCACCGGACCGGGTTAACCACCGCGCCGTCGTTTGTTTCGACAGCCGATATCAGCGTGCCGGAGAAATCGACATCCTGCGTTACGTTGCCGGTTGGCGTGCTGTAGGTGACGTTAATCGTAAAAGTAACGGCGTGCGGCAGGACCAGGCCCATGAAGTAATCAAACTCAGCCTGCTTGATAATTTTTACCGCAATCTGCCCGCCGGAGTAAGTTCCGCTCACAACCGTAGTAGCCGTAGCAGTCTCGATCGGGAAATTATCCGATTCGTTTTGCCCGGGCACTTCCTGGCCATCCACGTCGTCGAACCCGTAGCCTTCGTTGATGGTAGGGATCACTTCACCCGGCTGGTAAAACTGGAACTCTGCACCGGCCATACTTCCTAGGCTGGACTCTGAATAACGCACAGACTCGTAATCATATTTGCCGATCCCGATGCACATCCACTCAGTAACGTACTTCAGGCCGCCATCCGTGTCGCTCTGGCGCACGTATTCGAAAAGCGACTCCTGAATCAGGTCCGGGAACGAACGGATTTGTCCGTAGATGTCCGGTTTTGCTTTGTAGACGCGCGCCGTATTCGTCTGGCCGGTCAGGCTATTGTTTGGCGAGTCAATCGTGTTGCCGCCTGTATTGGCGATCGCCGGCTTTGGCGCAAGGAAAGAGAATACCGCGCCGACAACTTTGAAGATCGGGCTGAGAATGTCGCCAATGATGCCCTTCGGCTGGTCGAATATCTGGACGGTGTCCAGTTCGCATAGCTCAAACGCCAGCTCATCATCTTCGCCCAACTTTACTCCGTTGCGGACGATCAGCAGATCGCGGTGAAAGTTACCATCATTGGCCGCCAGCCAGTCATAAAAAAGGGTGCCGTTTGGCACCCTGCAACGCAGCTTAGGCGTTCCTGGAAAATTCGATATCTCAACCAGCGCCATATTCGAAAAACTCCACTTTGGTGAATGCCCGCTGAATGACCAGCAACGAGTCCATGCGTACGCTTCCGTTCTCGCCGCGCGAGTGCAGCGCCTGCCGGTTCAGTACCAGGCCAACATGCGCCGGTTGCGCGCCGCGGTACCCGACGAATATCCCGCCCTCGACCGGCTTATCCACCGGGTGCCAGAAAACGACATCACTTTGATAGCAGGTGAAGAAGTCCTCACCGGCTTCGTAGTCCGGCGTCTGGTGCAGTTCAATGCCGAGAACGTGCCGGTAATACAGCACGCACAAGCCCCAGCAGTCGACCCTATCGAACGAGCAGGCCCGGTTAGCCCACGGCACGCCGATCACCTTCCGAGCAAAATCAGAGGTACTGCAGGCCGGTATATTCCGTTGGGTCATAGAGCCTTCCGATGTTGTTGTTCAGCGGGTTGGTGACGGACAGAGTGACCGACGCGGAGTCAGCATCGATGTCCACTGTCTTGACGTATAACTGCCAGGACTTAATCGGCACAGACACGTCCCCGCTATCGAAGATCTGCCTTGTGGCCGTGATGGCCGTCAGCCGGGCCGCGCCCTTCCACTGCTTCATCAGCGCTTTGATGTCCGACGAAAGCCGCCCTAACTTCACCGTCGCGTCGATCACCGGCGTGCCGCTCTGCTGGCTCTCTTCGATTTCAAAGCGCGCTGGCATATACGTCTGGCCGCCGAGCGTCTTCGGAAAGAACTGCTTATCGACCAGGCGCACATAGCCAAATGAAGGATGGTAAAAGGTGATTGTGTCGTAGAGCCCGCGCGTCGGTCGTTGCTGCTTATAAGCTCTGTACGTCGGCATTATGGCACCCTCGGCAACGATTCCGGATCTCTACCGTCCGGATAGCCAGTGACAACGATATCCAGCCACGAATTCCACGGCGGCGGCAGCTCAACGATAATGTCGTCAAACTCGTCGTCAGCATTAAACAGGTGGTTGGCGATTACCGTACCGGTCCATGTGACAACTCCACCGTTGATACTGGTTTGCACCGGCATCTGAGTAAAGTGCAGTTCCTGCACCTGCAGGCCGCTACCACCGATATTAACCGGCATCCGGAACCAGTTCAGGCCACGGTTGAGATAATTCGGACTGCGAAGCCACTGCTGGAAAGCCTTCTCCTGATCAAGCGTGAAGATCCACGATAGTGACCAGGTCACCTTCAGGTCATCGGTGAGATTCTGGAAGATAGCCGGGCCGACCGCTGGCTGGTCAGTCTGAAACCCGGTATCGAGCGTCATGTTTTTGCTGGCCTTCTGCGCCAGCGGCAGCCAGTCGGGATAGTCGATAATTGGCATCAGCCCTGCCCCCTTGGCGTGCGTTTAACGTTGTGATTGCTAGTTATCGCCTGACTTATGGGTCCTCCAGCGTTCAAGTCAGCAACAATCATAGACACGGTAACCCCTCCATTTCCATCTGAAGTTGCCTGCGCATCAATGGTTGAGCCATTATAATTTTCAACCACTATCGACACATTTATACCGCCTGCCCCCTGCATATCCTTGTTGCTGATCACCTTGCCATTGTCGCCGGGTATCATGTACTGCTTACCGGTGCTGGCCTGGTAAATCTCAGGCATCCCGCCCTCACCAACCTGATACATTCCGCCTGCCGATACCGGGCCGCCGTTCTTACGCTTACCGGCCAGCGCCATGACTCCTGCCATCGCACCAACACCAATTGCCACTGCCGCGCCCCATGATGCGATTGACGACATGAGCGCCGCCGGTGTCCATGCTGCCGTGGTCGTGGCCGCCGCCGCTGTACTGGCTGCGGTCTGAGTGGTAATACCGGCGACTTGCGCCGCTGTGGTGGCTGTGATTGCGGCCTGCTGAGTTGTGGCCCCTAAAATGGCTGATTTAGCCCATTCAACACCCATCTGAACAAATGTATTGATAACACTATTAAGTACAGTGCTACCGATCGAGCGCAGTGCATCGGAAGCGCTCATACTGCCAGTCAGAATGCCAGTGAGAACGTTAGAGGCGTTATTCCCTAAAGCGGTGAATGCAGCAGACGCAGCCTGTGTAGCCAGTGTTTGCTGGCTCCATTCCTGCCACATGGCTTCAATCCGTTGCTGCCGATACTGAGCTTCGATTGTCGCCCTTGTTGCCTCAACTTCCGCAATTTTCTGCGGGTAGAGCGCAGCATACTCGTTAAGTTGCTGCATTTGAGACTGAAATGAATTGTCGAGCGAAGCAACTGGAGAGACGGAAGACTTTATCTGGCTGTAGTTTTGACCAGCCTCTTTTCGCTTCCTCTCTTCTTCCGCCGCAGCCTTTGTGGCCTGCTGGATCTTCCAGATGGATTCTGCCTGCTGCTCGGCTTTCGCTATTTGCTCAGTTGATGCTTTGTTTCCAAGAGCAAGAACCGCGTCATACTTGGCAAGTTCGAGAGAGCCTTCTGCGTAACCAGTGCTCAGCCTCGCAAGGGACTGGGTCTGTCGGTTCAACGCAGTTGCTGCGTCGTCCGCCTGTTTCGCGGCAGATTTATTGCCTGTCTTTCCAGTTTTACTTGCTGATTGCGTTGAGGCAATCGTGAAATGTTTAGTGGCCTCAGCTGCTTTGTTAGTAGCCTTGGCAACCCCATCCAGATCGCCAGTCAGATCGCTTATTTTCCCCTTGAGTACATCGGCTTTTTCTGGAGCGTCATCGCCAAAAACTGCATCGACAACAGTGGTAGCTAATCCACCAGGGTTAAGCTTTCCAATGACTGCAGCCAGACTCCAGATTTTATCCGCAGTTGTCGTCGATTTATCGCCAAGAAAATCAATGTATCCTGCAAGTTTATCGACGACCTCTACAGCTAAAGACGATGCGCCGGTAGCTTCATTAATTGCTGAGACAAGCTTAGCCATTGATGTTTCAAGCGCGCCGGTTGCCTGCCCCATAGAACGAGGGAGTTGTTGAAATTCAGCATTTACCGCAGCAGTCCGGTCCTGAATGGCGTTCAATGCATCCTGTGCTGACAGTTTTCCGTCAAGCATCATCTGGCGCAACTGGCCAATGGAAACACCAAGACCAGATGCAATCTGCCTGGCAAGCTCTGGCATTTGCTCGAGTATTGAGTTGAATTCCTCTGCACGAATGGTTCCGCTGGCAATAGACTGCCCAAATTGCCGTAGAGCGTTCGCCATTTCTTCAGTAGAGGAGCCACCGATACGGCCAATTTTTTGCAGGGTATCAGTAAGGTTTAAAACCTGGGAGTTTGTTGCACCGGCTTCTCTCAATGATGCCGTAAGAGTCTCCCAAAGTTTCGTCGTATCGCTCAGGCTTGCGCCAGTTTTCGATGAGATATCTGCTAAGGAGTTAAAGGTATCTCGGGCAGCGTCAGCATCCGTAGATAGTCTCGCAATTCGAGCCTGCAATTGAGATATATTGTCAGCAACCTGGAGGAATTGCTTTCCCCAACCAATAACTTGTGACACAGCGATTGAAGATGCGATCGCTGAAAGTCCAGTTTTTAAAGTGTTACTTGATTTAGCTGTCTGATCTTGGGCATTTTTCAGGTCGTATAACTTTCCAGCCAGCTCACCAATTGCCTTTCGTTGTGTGGCTGTCGCCGATGAACCTGCCTGAAGTCTGGCAGAAAGCATCGCAGCACTTCTCGCGCCATTTTTCTGCTCGTCGTTGAGAACGGCAATTTGCTGGGTAAGACTCAGCGAAATTGCACGCAATCTTGCAGCATCATTAGCCTGCTGAGCCGCTTGTTTCGCTGCTTCAGCCGAGGCTTTGGCTGATGCGCTTTGCGCGGATTTTAGGTCATAGAGTTTTCCAGCAAGTTCTGAAATACGAGCCTTCTGTTCATCGGTAGCCCCATTACCCGCCTTCATTTGTGCAGACAGAATAGCCGCGCTGCGTGACCCTTCAATCATCTCAGCATTAAGAACAGATAACTCGTTCTCAAGGGATGAGATCGCTGATTCAGAAGCCCTGAAAGCAGCGGCGCTATCACTATTCGCCTTTGCCGTATCAATTGCAGCCTGTTTTACGTCGAACAACTTGACAGCAAGATCGCCAATCTCTCTGGTCTGAGCCTCTGATGCGTCTCCTGAAGCTGCTATTTGTGCCGCCAGTGCGGCAGCACTGCGGGCCCCGTTATTATTTGCTTCTTCAAGAATGGCTATTTCATTCCCAAGCCGTTCCATGATTTTGGCTGCGTTACTCGCATCATCGGCAGCTCTAGCGATAGATTTCCCAGTTTTATCTGCTGATTTATCAAGGCCGGAAAAGTTATTGGCAGCATTGCCTGCGCCTTCGCCCATGCCATCAAGTGATTCAATGGCCTGCTTGCCAGCCTGAAGCAATGGGGCTACGTCAGCGCTGATTTCATAAACGATGCTACCGGCGTTCTTCTCACCTGCCATGTCATTCTCCGGTTATTTCTTTGCTCTTGCCCTGCGTGCGGCCTGTTTAGCCAGGTATTCGTCGGCGATGCTGTCATATTCATCGCGAGTGAAGCCTTTCTGGTCGGGATATTTCGCCGCCAGCAGCATCTGAAATTCGGTCATCGTTAACTGAGAGGCTTCGGCGCGGTTCATTCCAAAGTGGCTACGTGCTGCGCTGATGTAGTCGAAGGCTTTGAACTCTGTTGTGCGCTCTCCTGTTTCGTGGCGCTGCAACTGGCGGACTTTGGCTTTACCGACGACACCGTGCTGCATGAGGTGTTGCGCCAGCACGATGATGTCGTTCTTCGGTATCTGGCCCGGGCGGTATACGACACAATGTCGCCACCCTTTCCATTCGCCTATCATCGGCGTCAGATCGTCATCACAGCACGCCTGCAGCACAAGCATGCACGTTGATAACAACTTCTCTGCTGCGCGGTTGAATGAAGGTGATAGCCATTCAGGAAAGCGCCCCAGCATGCCAGCGCACACCTCAACTAACTGTGCGACATCATTCCCGTGGATGGTGGCATACGCCTGCACAATCTCTTCAGGAGCGCCTATCCGCGTCATAGCCTCGAATGATGGCCTGAGCAGATAATCTTTACCACCTGCGCGGCTGTCGCTGATAGAGAGTTCGCCAATATCGGTTAAAGCGGTCATATGCCTTCCAGTAAACGGTCATTATCAAGGGCAGCACGCCGCCCTTTGGAATGCCCGTTAGGTAACGGTAACCGTATGCACGGCGACAAAGTTGCCGTCTTCGGTGTTGATGATGATCTGCGCGCTGCCGGTGGCGACGCGGTTCACCGTAACGGTGGTACCGGATGCCGTGGCAGTGGCTTTTGTTGGATCGGTTGAAGCGACGGTGAAGCCTGTGTTTGTTGCGCCGGTTGGTGCGATATTCACCGTGAAGGTGCTGGTACCACCCGCCGCGCCAGTGCTGGTTGCCGGTGTTACCGTCACGCCAGTCACCGCTACAGCAGTGATTTCGTTCACTTCGATGGTGCTAGCGTCGCCGACTTTGAACTCAGTGGAGAACGTGACGATGTCGTTCGTGCCACCGTCAGAACTCAGCGCCGTGATGTTCATGTAGCCGATGAATTCAACCGGGCCGTAGTCCATGCGAACCCAGATGCCTGGCTGGCGCTTGGCCTTCAGTTCATCAGCAAAATACTTGATGAACTTGCCGACACCGTACTGATCCAGCTTGTCCTTCTTGCGCACTTCGCCTTCAAAGCTCAGGGTGAAGTCACTGTTGGTGATGATGGTCTCGACATAGCCGCCGCCGTCATCCGCATCAGAGGTAACCGAGTTCGGGTTGAAGTCGAAGCCCTTCGACGTACCAGCGGCCAGCGCCATCCACTCACCTTCGAGTGGCTTGACGTCCGGGCAGCCATCGGCGACTTCCAGCACGACCGCACCGCCGAACAGGCGCTCGTTCGAGTTCTGGCAATTAGCCATGTGAAACTCCTCTTTGACGTATAAAAGAAAACCCGCCGGAGCGGGTTATTTGGTTGGGATGGCTATTCGCCGTAAGTACAGGCGAACTGGAGTCGGAAAACTATTCGCCCTTCTTCTGTGAGCACCGGCGCGGGAATTGCGCCCATGTTCTGGATGTAACCGACACACTCGTCAGTCATAGGGTTGGCTTGGACGTAATCGACGATGCGCTGCACGGCATTGAGCGCATCTTTGCGCTTATCTTTCGCGCCGACGACGTCGACCAGGACGTGATACTCACAGCCGAGGTCAGTCCGAATATTCGACCCGCCGTTTGGCCTGAACACCATGATCGCCTTCGACTGGTCGCCCGGGTCGTCGTACATCAACTGCTGCACCGTGAAGCCGGTCGTTAGCCCGGCATCGCCGAACATGTTGCGCACTCTCTCGTGCATCATGGGCGTCATAGCGACATCTCCTTGCGCATCACCGCGTCAACGTTATCGCGCTCGTCATTAGCGCCTTTGGTCAGAAATTGCGGTTCACCATGCGGATCCCAGTAGTTGCCCTTTCCGGTCCCGCCGCCGAACTCTTTCGGTTTCTGCGGGCCGAACTCAGACCTGTTGCTGGTAACGCCGAAGTGCGCGCGCGGCTGACCTTTCAGCTTGCCTGACGCCTCATGGACGTAGACAGCATAGTTGGCTGAGTAGCCGATGCGGCCAGTGATGAATACGCCGCCAGCGTCGATCTCCCGAAACTGGCTGTTAATCAGCGTGGAGGTGTCGATCGGGGTGTAATAGGCCGCCCGGGCGCCGATGAGTATCATCGCCGACTGCAGCGCGCGAATTACCTTGCGCCCCTTAACGTCGTTGATGACATCATTCAGGTGCTTCTTCGCCTGGCTAATGCCCTTCACTTTGATGCCCATGGCTACACTCCCGTCAGGATGGCGTAATCATCAGCCAGGCGCTCGAACGTGTCGGCGTAGCGGATAACCTGCCGTACTTCATCGGCACCGGCAACAACCGGGTCAGTCTCAGTCGACACACCAATCAGCAGGTAATCACCGGCGGCCGCCAGCGCGAACTCCGTCCAGACGGTATTCTTCACGACGATTTCGGCGCCCAGGCTGGCTAACTTCTTGCTGAGCCCGCCCTCGTAATCACAGAGTATTTGCTCAGGCTCGGCATAGCCCAGCGGGTCGCCGTATTCGTCATTTCCTTCCAGCTTGCGCCAGATGGTCGCCGTGGCGGTATAGCTCCAGTTCGCTACCGATGACATCAGCCCTCCTTCCAGCGCAGCACCTTCGCGCCCGTCGCCCGGATTTTCTCGCAGTTGATGAACCACTCGCCGTCAGATTTAACGTAGCCGGTAGTTTCCCGCCCGGTGTCGGTCATTACCCAGACGCGGGTGAACGAGCGCGGCAGCCGGACACTTACAGATGTCCATGTCATCCGCAGCCACCTACCACCATGAACAGGCCGACACTGTTACCGGCGCTGATCGGTAACTCACTGGTGCATCCGCTGGTATCGAGTCTCGCCAGTGAGTCGCGCAGCCAGGTGATGCTATCATCGCCATATTCAAACGAACGGGAAGCGCCAGACGGTGCGCCCTGCGATTTGATGCGGCGCGCGCCGGAAGACGTAGCCATCAGCGCGGCTGCATACATCAGAATCAGCTTCGCGGTGCAATCGTCATAGCCCGCACCATCGAGGCACGGGATAATCTTGTTCACTGCGCAGAGAATCGGCTCCAGCAACGCCGTGGGAATGGTGTAACCCAATTCACCGAGGTACGCCTGCACGTCTGCCGCTGTGATTGGGTCAGCCATGGTTATTTATCCTTCTTGGATTTCGTGGAAGGATCTGCCTTCTGCTCCACGTTCTCAGCAAGGCCGGCATTAACCCAGTGCTCAGCCAAAGAATCAGGAACCTCGACAATGCTACCGGGTTCCTGTTTCTTGAGGCTGGCACCGGCGAAGATGTTAGAAGCTACAATCTTTACCTGTGCCATTTCCCCTCCTTAGCTGTTACCAGTGGTTGCAAATACAACAGAGAAGTGACCGTTGATATCCTGCTTAACCATCAGGCCGGCAGCCCCCCAGGTGCGCCAGACATAATCGCTGTTGTAGAACTGGCGAGGATCCGCAACGGTGCCGAACGCCTGACCTACAATTGGAGCAATCACGCCAGCACCCAGTGGCACGATAAGCAGCTCATTACCAGACAGTGCCGCATCTTCTTTGATCGATACCACGCCTGACAGCTTCAGAATTTCTTCCAGTACGGTTCGGGTCTGGTTTACGTCGAAATATTGTTCCAAGTTGGACATGATTTCAGCGGAAACATACCAGGTCTGCTGACCGTACTGATAGTTCTGAAGTTTAAGAACATCACGCAGTTGGATAGCACCTTTACGCAGCGCGATCGGATCGGTGCTGGTAGCAAAGTTCACCGGCGTATTCACCTGTGCTACACGCTCATCAGCGCGAAGGCCTTTCCAGGTGTAGTCGTCAAACTTAATGTAGTTGTCTTCACTGTCACGGAATCCGCGCCAGAGATAATCAACATACTGACGGCGTACGTCATCTACGGAACCGGCCTGAGCATCTGCCAGAGATGAGAGCGCGGAGCCTTTGTTGAATACCGGGTCACGCCAGTTGAATTTAAAGCCGCTGTCATGGATCGGCACCATAGTGCCATCGAAGGTGTAAGACTTCGCATCCAGCGCAGCGCCAATCTGACCGGACATTGAGGTGTGCGCCCAACCACGGCCGCCAGTGCGAGCGTACTCGTACACAGACTCTTCCAGACGAACGGAGCGAGACAGCGGCATCAGGTCATTCAGTAGAGTGAATTCCGTCGTCGGCTGAAATTCTGCCAGAACGGTCTGATCGTAGGCTTTGTAGAGGCGACGGATATCATCGACAGCGTTTACAGCATTCAGCTCTGGTGCGTTTGCAGCATCGCCACGAAAACGGGTACGAGCAATGAAATCAGCCACTGCCTGGGCACTGGAGTTACGTGCGAACTGGAGCTCACGGAATTGAGACTGGTTGGCCTCAAGATTGCGCGTCTCAGTTGCCTGCTTAACGGAAAATGCAAACATTCAGTATCTCCTTACTTAATGACAACGCGCAGGAGATCGCCTGCCGCCGTAGTGTATGCGCGATCTTCTTCAACGAACGCACGGACAGATTCGCCTTCCGCAGCCGCTTTGACACGTCCATTGGCAATCGATAACGGTTGACCTTTTTTGTAGGTGCCAGCCGCAGCTGGTACGTTAAAGAAAACGCCAGAAGTAGGATGCATTGCCACAACCCAGTCACCCGCCGCGATAGTGTCATCCACCGTTTTGCAGCGCAGATAATCGAAGTTGGCCACGTACAGAATTGCAGCTTCGTTACCATCTACTGAGGCGGTAAATTTGCCGTTTTCAAAAAAGCCTACCGTACCGGGCTGAGTATCTGCCGCCGCCGCACCTTCTCGATGAAGTTGTGGGTTATGGAAGATACCGCCCGCGTGAATTACGTGTTTTCCATCTTTAGCCATTTTTTACTCCGGCATTTCGCTGAAAGATTCGTTGTTATTGACCTGGCGGAATGCACCATTCAGGCCGGTGGAGGTCTGGCACTGTGCATACAGGCCATCCAGAGCCGCGCCGTCGAGCGCATTCACGGCAAGATCATCCAGGCCAAACTTCGTTTTCACAGCGGCGCGCTTCTCACCTTTCTCTTTGTCGGAGTTGGCGTTAAGGCTGTTCACAACTGTGTCGACGCGATCGGCAAGAGCTTTCGCCCAGGCTGGAATCTCTTCGCCGTTGTTGGCCTGCTCTTTCGCCTTCTTGTCGTCCGCTTCTTTCTTCTCGCGGGCTGCCTTCTCTTCTGGCGTTTCCTTTGACGCTGCCTTTTCGGCTGCCATCTGGTTGTATGCGTCCATCAGCTCGGCGTCGGACTTGCCTTCAGTCGGCTTACCGGCGGCTTGCAGCGCATTGATAATCAGTTCTTTCATCGGATCGTTCTCTCCGTTGGTTTTAATCTCGTACTCAGTGGGTTTGCGCACGACTTCTACAGGTTCGCCGACGAACACGGCCTTGCCGTCATCATCGATGAGGTACTTCTGTTTCAGGTATTTGGTGTCATTGCGGTAGATGAAGCTGTCCGGCCACACCGTTTCAGGCCAAAGCCACTTATCTTCGGTGTCACTCTCGCGCAGCTTGTCGCTGATAGCGCGGGAGATGTCGTCGAAAGAGAAGTTGGAGGCATTGGTGAAGAAGAATTTGGTTTTGTTGAGCAGGCCGTCTCGGGTGCAGTCGATCCCATCAGCAAGGCGGGCAACTTCGATCTGCTGTTCATCGCCCTCGGCGTTAACGAAGATGCCCACCCCCTCCTCAGGCGTGCCAGCGCCCGGCTCATCAAGCAGCACCGCCACATGGTCAAACATCATGTTGGTGGCGATCTCGTTGTATTTTTTGCCCTTAGACTCCCCATTGGCGGCGATGCCGGAATACAGCAGGCCGGTGGAGATGTGGATCGGGTCGGAGTTGGTACCGGCCAGCATCTCATCCAGGCGGTTAATCAGGCGCTTGCCCTTGTCACTGGATTCGGCGTATTGGCGGTTAACGTACATATCGCCCGTCACTTTGCCGTCATTGTGGCTGACGTTCTGCAGCCAAGCCCCGACGTGGTACTCATTCACCGCCCGGACATCGCGTGCCGACACATGCTTGCCGTCAACTTTCGGGTGGCCCAGCGGCATCGGGTTGCGCTCGAGCGTGTTGTAGGCCTTTTCGATTTCTGCTGCCGGGTACAACTTCCGGTTCATCACGATATCGTCCACGACAGGCGTGATGCCGCGAACCACGATATGTGGCTTGCCGTCGATGGTTTCAGTGGTGATGTTTGAAGCGGAGTTGACGACGGTCAGCACGTTAACGCGATTGCGTTTCATGCTGGGTCCTCATTGGTGGATTTCAGGCAATAAAAAAGGCCGCCGTGGCGACCTTATAATTACTTGTTCAAATCAAGTTTTATCATCTCATTGAATTCTCGCGTATTTCCTATTTTTACAATATCACCTATGTAGCCGATATCCAGAGTGAATGGCTCTCCATTCGGTGATGCTCGGTATATAGCGATGCGATATTCGTTTTGATGACTGTACGAACTACGTTTATTGAACACAGATGCGAGCGAAAACTGGTCGAATTTAAGTGTTTCTTTTTCATCAAAATAAACGATAGGTTCACATCGATAGGCCAGCACTTCACCAGAGGCAACCAAACTATCTAGCTTTTTGATAACTCTGGACATAAATTCAGCCTCATCCCACACAAGCGCAAAATACTGTCCGAGGTTTTCTGCTTCTGGGGGTAACTTGTAATAGCCATTTAACTTATCGACCTCATATTCATAAAATGGCCGAGCAAGAATTCCATGAGAATGAAGATGGGTCATACAGAAGACGTTAATGTTATCGACCCAGTCCATTTTTATGGTTATTGGGCCAGCGAAATCATCTTGAGTGAGGATGATTTCTTCTCCAGGTAAACCGATCTTCAAGATATGCTCATCCGGCTGTAGCCAGCCACTAACTCCTTCGTGTTTGTCGGCGACATTGTTGTCGCTTTCATCCTCAACTTTAATGAAGTAGCTGAGGGGATTCATGTAAAGTTGGCCGTTAATGAACCCCTCACGAAAGCTATCTTGAGAAAACAGCTTCACAAAAAATCTGTAATCCATAATCCCTCACATTACGTTTGCATGTGGGTGGATTTATAAAGCTTATCCGTTCTTCACAACAGCCTTCTGCCAAATATTTTTTTCCAACGCCAACTTATCCGCCAACCCTTCGTTGAATATGCTGCCGTCGTCGTTGAGCAGCACCGGAATCTGGCTGCAATAGCAGTTGTAACGGTTGCCGTTCTCAGCGTAGAAGTCACGCACCTCTTCAGTGGTGTAGGCCTTGCCGTGGCGACTGGCGTGCCAGCTGCGCGTCGTGGGCTTGAGTGCTGACAGCCACAGCAGGCCAGTATTTAGCCCCAGCCTCTCGGAAGCCCAGTCCGTTTCGTTCCACTGCGCCTGCCGCAGCGCTCCTACCTGCTCAGTCTGAGCGATGTTTTTCGCCTTCGACATGCTGACATCGAGGCGTTTGCTGATGACGCTGGCCGTCTCGCGAGGATTAACCCCGCGCGCTACAGCATCGGTGATGATGTTGGTCAGGTCGCCACGGGCAGTATCGCTGATGACCTTCCAGTCGCTGAACGTTGTCAGCCTGGCCGCCGCTATCTGATTAAGGTGACCGGGACTGCTTAAAAGCTGCTGTAACGTCGTCTGACTGGCGTACACCTGCGACTGCTGCGAGAGGTTGTTAAAAGCCTCCAGCGTGCCGCGCTGCACTTCTGCGACGACGTAATCCATCGCCCAGAGGTTTTGCTCGCCACCATCCAGCAGGTAATCGTCGAGAATCGACTGCACAGCTTCGAGGAGGTCAGCCAGTTCCTGCGCCGACATGTCGTAGATGAACTTGCCAGCGTTGACCTGGTAGAGACGCATATCCTCGCCGTGGTCATGGCAAAGGAAGTGCCAGTTATGGCTGTTAACCTCTCGCTCTCTCCCGGTCAGGCGCTGATCGAACAGAGTTTTCAGTGCACGCTTGATGCCGAGATATCTCTCCTCGATATCCCGGTACATAGCGGTTACCTGCTTTGCCGATCGTGTCGGGTCAACCTTGCTGCGCGGAACTATCGGCAGGCCCACCTTTGCCGTCTGTTCTGGTGTCATCGGCCAGTGGATCATCGGTTGTCACCTTATCGTCCGGGTTAGGCGGTTCTTTTGGCTCTGGCAGCGGGTCGAGCCCTACAATTTCGCGCAGTTCATTGGCCGTGAATGGCGGCTCGCCACCATAGAAGCCAGATGTTTTCTGCACGATGTCGGCCAGTTTCGAAGCGTTCTCGATCTTCTCCTTCTCGCCTGGCGCCAGCAGGTCGCTCCACGAGATTGTGACCTCACCTTTGGTTGGAGGATCAATGATGCCAAGCGTCCAGAAGCGCTCAAGCAGCGCAGTGATGCGGTCTGTCAGGAATCCATTGCGGCGCGTGTTGCGTCGAATAGCCCAGTCCGTTTTATCCTCGTCGCTCGCCAATCGCCCGGTCTGCTGACCAAACAGTATGGTGAACGGGATCTGTACGGAGGCGGCCAGTTCGTTCGCGGTGACTTCCCACGTTGGCCCCGGGTCGCCAGGCGTAACACTCAGAACGTGCATCTGTCCGGCCTGCATCACGGCCGCCGCATCGGTTCCCCGGTTCAGCTTGTTGACCTTATCAGCCATTGCTTCGCCGAGATCGGAATAACCCGCCTTTTCAGCCTGGCTGGCTAGGGTAGCCATGTCGGTTTCTTTGCTGAATTCGACGGCAATCTGACGACTGGCGTTCTTCAGGAAACCCTCCGCGCCACCGCCCGAAATCTTCTCGATATCGAGGCCTTTGTTGAAACCAGCCTCCAGCAGCGGGATGCCGGACAGGACGTTGTCGTCTTCAGATCCTTCGCAGAACAAGATAACGCGGCTCGGGTGTACCGGTTCGCCGCGCATCGGACCGACAAAAGGCTCATCACCGACCGGCTGCTCATTGAAGTTGAACATCTTCGGCTGCCCGAATGTTGGTAACTGTCGATCGTTCTCCCAGTCAGCGACCGTTAATTGTGGTTCCCACACAGGGATAAGCTTCACCAAAGCAGACTCGCCCAGGGATTTCACCAGCCTGGTATCTACTGGCTCGCTCCATGGCTTATTGTCTTTTACCTGCAGCAGCAGTGCGGAGTAACGTCCGACCATATTGCGGCGATCGGCATCCTTCACCTTTGGCCACCACTTCTTCATGAACTTGGTGACGTTCTTTTCCCAGTCGTTTGTTTTCTTCGCCTCCTGCGCTTCATCACCGTCAACGATGACCGGATAGTCCTGCCAGCAACCATCCAGCAAGCGATGCACCACAGCGAAGCCAGCTGCGTTGCGGCGATACATGTTGTAGAAGTCGTTGAAGGTGATCGTGCGGGGGTAGCCAAATTCCTGGTAAAGCGTCGGGCGCTTCGTGTTGCCGCCACCGATGCCGATGGCATTCAGGTAATTCGCTCGCCTCATTTCAGTGGCGAGGTTGTTCACAGCCAGTTGAAGGCCGTTATCTTGTTCGCTCACTGGCGATGCTCCTTAGAAGAATACTGTGCCGACTTGCGCTTTGTGCTTAATGTACCCATCGAGACCGTACCGGACGCCATCCCAGCAGTGGTTATTTTTGTCTTCAATAACCGGCAGAACTTCGCCAGTGATACGGTCTGTTTTGTACGAGTAAAGCCGCGCCTCTTTCGCTGTTTCTTTGCAGCGAGGATGGATGATGATCTTCTTAAACCCACGCAGGCAGGTGATGCCGTCCTCTACGCTACCCTGCCATTTTTGGGCGGCAGAGATATTGAATCCCTGCCCTTTGATATGGCTGATTGTCTCAGGACGGGAGTTATCGGCTTTGATAGGCCATTTTCGCGATTCAGGGATGCCTGGGTATTTAGCCTCATCGGTAACCTTCCAGTCGATAAGTTGCTTCGGCGTGGCGTCGGTTTTCCCGGCGTAGAACTTCCACATGTCGTCGAGCTCAACGCCGTTCCCGTAAGCCTCGTATTCGATGTAGAGGTTGTTATCCAGAATGAACATGCGAATAAGCGTGCTTGGATCCTTCGCGAATCCGAAGTCAGCACCGAACAGCAAGCGTTCTGATTTCTGCCAGAGATCGTCTTCGAAGCTCTGTACGACGTATTTGTTCGCCAGCACCTGCTTGTCTGAGTTTTCGAGGTAAGCGCCTTCCCAGATCCACGCATAGTCTGCGTAATCGAGGTTTGCCAGGTCTTCCTGTCTCTCCTCCTCGAGCACCGCAGGGAACCATGGATTGTCCACATAGTTCATCTCGACAATCATCGAGCTTTTGGGCGGGTTCTTTCTGAATAGCTTGTCGGTGGCGCTACCGTCTTTCTCCGGGTTCCACGTGACCCAAATTTCTGAACCTTCTTCACGAACTGTCGGGCGAAGTTTTTTCCACGCAGTGGCGGATACCGATTCGGCTTCATCAACCCAGGCTACAAGTATTCGCGCTTTGGATTTGATGCTGTCGAGGTTATGACGAAGACCACAGAATACGTAGCTGACTCTGCGGTTCTTTGTCCGGATGTATTTCTCGCCGATGTCGAAGTAATCATCAAGCCACGGAACGGAGCGAATGGCCTGCTTCACCTCCTCCATGGAGGACTCTTCCAGCGAGTTCATGTATTCACGGGCACAGAGGATCACGCCGCTGATATTGGCCTCTGCCGCCTGGTACGCTTTGACGGCGGTCATTAGTGCAAACGTGCGCGTCTTAGCGGAACCGCGCCCACCGTGAGCACCACGATATCGGATGCCTTCTGTAGCGAATACGGGGACTAACTTAGCCGGTATCTGGAGGTCAACTTGGCTTTCCATTGGCTGGGTCAACTCCTATCAGGCGAATCGTCGTCGGTCTCGGTGACATACTGCCGTCCGGGCTGGTGTGCTCGACCTTCTGTTTGTTGCTGTACGCTTCACCGACCTCTTTCGCCGCCTGTTCCAGCAGCTGCGCGGTCATTCCTATGTTTTTCATGTTCTCGGCAGTCGTAGACATTCGCTGCAAAACGCGCAGACGATAGGCTTTATTGGCGATCGGGATGTCGGATATCTCGTTGAGGAAGCGGCCACGGGTGGCATTGAAAAGGTCGACCCATTTTTTAGCCAGACCTTTGCCGCTGACCTTCGTCGGGTCGTGTGATTCTACTTGCTGCGGAGTGACTCTTATCCCGTAATCTTTTTGGATGGCGTCGGCCACAATTGACAGGGTGTCATAGCACGCAAGCATTTGAACGATGGTGGCTTTCACCTCTGGTTTTAGTGCAGCCATGAATTACCATCCTTCCAAATCATTCCAAATTTAAGCCAGCCTCAGCATGCAAGTCCCGCACGCCCTGGCAACATCGATATGAGCAACCTCCGCCGGATTGTTTGCCGCATCAACGAGCTCCTGCACTTCTTTGCTGGCACCATAACGGCGAACCACGCCAACGAACTCTTCAACATCGTGGCCGCGCAGTGTGAGTACTGGCTGCCCGGTCTCTTTGTTGAACTTCGGCGCACCGAAATCATCGGTGGCTTGGGCGATATGGTAAAGCTCATGCTCTACCAGCGCGCAGAACTCTAGGTCACTGCATTGTGAGCAGTAGTCGGCTGCAAGTGTGATGATGAACTTCGGGATGCGCCCGAACCATTCATGCATCTGCTGTTCCATTCTGGCTTTCTGCCAACCACCGGCACGTAGCATTACCTGTTCAGCCTGGCCGAGGACATACCGCCCTTTCTTCGCGAATGAGTCAGACGCCCACATGAAGCAGAGGTCAGCATCCATCAGGTGAATGTGGTCTGGGTTATGGATGCCTCCGGTATCGCTGAGGATTTGTCGGCTTATCCATTCATGCACTTCATTAGCGGGGATCAGCCTGGTGTATGGCTGCCAGTTGTCGGAGCCGATGAAGTTAACTGGCGGATATGGCCTGCGCTCGTCATCGTTAGCCATTTGCAACTCCGTTTATTCGGACTCTATTTATTGTGATTTACTCCTCATGATTTGCTCAAAATCACTAAATAATTCCTACTTTTAGTCGATTATTGAAGAGTTTTCATAAGGAGGAACAATGGGTATTGAAGAGAATTTACTCGAGACACTGTTAAAGAATGATGTTTTCCATGAAGAGGATGGAAAAGTATCAGGCATTGCCAAGCTTGCTATCGATAAAGGATATGCAAATTTATCACCGGCACAAAAGCGAGTATTACAACCGTTTATGAGTCATGGTTGTGAGGGTTATACCGATCCTGGTGGACATCACAACGGTTGCGGAAAAGTTCTGGAAGGTGCAGAACTTGATGAAGCTTATGAACACACATGGGAGCATGGCGGCTTACTCTGCGAGGACTGTCGCGAACAAAGTGGTTATGACGATTACCGTCGTGAGAAATTTATGAAAGACTAAGATTTCGGCCTATCTCACGATAGGCCTTTTAACAACTTGTCGTTCTTTACCAATTTTATTCTTCTAATGACTGCTCGGTCTGCTCTGCTTGTACTGGCGTGAACTGTACGCGCTTCACATCGGCAGGAGCAAAATAAAGCCACTCACCAGTCTCGGTCGCCAGCGGCACAAAGCCGTTTACCAACTCAGGCTGACGTCGTGACATCTTGCCCGTGAAGGTTTCGCCTGTCTGGGTGGTTAGCGTGATTTGGTAGATGTCGGACATTGAGAGCCTCTTTATCCGCTTGTGGGGATATTTGGTTGATTATCCGCTATAGGGTATAAATATTAAACCCTCACTATAGAAGCAGGATTCCCCTGCCTCGTTTTTCCATAGGAGGTTACATGTCACATACCCAATTTTTCGAACTGGCAATCGCCTACGCCAACAGCATCAATGCAATCGTCATTCTGACCTGCCTGCTGCTGGCAAAGCATTACGGTGTTCTTCAATACTTCTAATCCCCGCCTTATCAAGATTGCACTGCCTCAGCGCCGTATAGAGCTGAGCGTTTAACTCCAGACTTGCCTGCCACGTGAACGGAACCACCATTCCGGGGATCGGCGTGTCTGCAGTAAGCTCAGCGCTTAACGGTACCACCGGGGCTGGAACGTAAACTGTCTGCGTATTCCCGCAGGCTGTCAGCAGCGGCAGAAGGAACAAGCTGGTTAGCGCACGGATCGCCCTGCAACGCTTGTTTGATGTAGACAATGCGCGTTTCGCCTTCATGCGCCAGTTCTTGCTTAGCATTCTGGGTAGCCTGTGAGATATCACGAATTAGGTTCATCGTGGTGATCACGTTGTTGGTGATCGCCTCTGATTTGTCTGCTCGGACCGTCGCTTTATCGCGCTGGTCTTTATAGGTAATGGCGTTGTAGCGGTAGTGACTTGCCAGCCTGCCAGAAACAATTAGAGCGACGAGCAACAAACCGACAAACATCGTTTTCCAGTTGAACGTCATGACAGGAACAGAGCCCGCTCCGCCTCCCTGCGACGTGTCAGCCCATTCAGTACTTTGCCGCCAGCCTTATTCCAGCGTGGGAACTCGTTGGCAGCACCAGCGTAATCACCGGCGTTAAGCTTGCTCAGCAATGTAGATGTCGACAGCGATCGGGAACCCAGGTTGTACGTGAACGACACCAGCGCATCGAACTGGCCCTGACTCAGTTTTACCTTCACCAGTCGCGAGACGTCATTTTCGTAACTCACCAGCCCGGTCTTTAACAAGCGGTCAGCTGTCGCCTGGTCAATCGTCATTCCCGGTCGCACTGGTTTTCCATCGACAGACTGCGTCCATCCATAGCCAATTGTCCACGGCGCGCCACCCGAACCAGGATCGGGATAAGCCGTAAGCTTGCAGCCTTCGAACTGTTTGATCAGAGCAATGCCTTTATCACTGGTTTGCATTCTTCATCCCCGTCAGTCGCTCCCAGAAATAAGTCAGCGCTACGGAGCCCATCGCCCCGCTAATGCCTGAGGTAACCAGAATCATGTGAAAACTCAGGCCGCTCTCCACGCTTATCAATCCGCCGATCAGCCCGGTAAAGCCGGAGACGGCGATCTGTGCCAGAGCGTTAATCCAGCTCCATGTGGCTTTATTCTGCTTTACGTCAATGAGGTAGCGTACTAAACCGCCCCAGCATGCAATGCCGAGCAGGACTAGCCAGGACAGGCCTACAATTTTGTGGTCGTCATTCATACGTTTTGCCATGATCACCTCGCTACAGTTGCGGGTGCTGTGTTTGAAAGGGGTCAGGTTCTCGGGCTGAATTTAACAACAAAGCGTGTCGAGGATGATTCCCGGAACCTGAGAAGAAAAAAGCCAGCGGCGCGGCTGGCAATGTTGGGGTAAGGCAATGTCGGCTCTCTGGCCTATCCCAGCTGGCGGGATTCTGGTGCTGATTGACGGAGTTGAACCGCCGACATCCTGCTTACAAGGCAGGCGCTCTACCTACTGAGCTAAATCAGCTAATAAAAAAGCCCAAGGCGTTAACCTCGGGCTTGTAATTTTTTTGGCTTCGGAACGACTGAACGGATTCCCATCGTTAGAGATGAATCTATCCAGTTTTTCCGCGAAATGCAATATCTATTTCCTATATATTTTCAATATTAGGGAAAATTATTTTCATCTCGTTACTTTTGAGAGAATGGCATCAGCCATAGACTCCTGCTTATGGCATTCGGCGACAAGTTCCTCAAAGAGCGGCTGAAGTTGGTCATAGGCCGCCGTTTTCTTTATCTCCGCAACAGTATTAATTCCCTCTATCACCGTTGAGAACTTCAGTCTGGCGTAACCTCTTCCACCGCAGCGGTCACAGGCTTTCATCACCGGAACGCCCTGGCGATCGCTTTCTGCCTTGTCCAGCACCTTACCTTTGCCATGGCAGCGACACGAATTGCTGATAACACCTTTTCCGTTACACGGCTTGCATTTAACCCGCACCACTTCACGCGCCTGCGTCCAGCTCTCCCAGTCGCTTGGGCGAACGGCACGCGACATTTTCGACCAGTAAGGCGGTTTCCCCCATGGGTATGAGACCTTGTTGGTAAAAACTTGCGCCTCTGTAAATCCGCCACCATCACAGCAATCACATTTTCGAGTGCTGGCAGCACTTCTTGAATAATCCTGGTATGCAAAAGCGCAGATAACCTTAAGCACGCCTGACCGAGCTGATTCATCGAGTTCAGACAGTGCTCTGAATTTACCTGATAAATTACGCGCCTGCTCATAGAGTCTCTCCAGTGCTATATCTGGGCTGCTAATGCCGATTTTCGAGAGGTAAAGATCGAAACCAAACCCGCACTTGTGACCAGCAAGGCCAAGCGCCGCCATAACGTCAGTGCCGGTCAGGCTGTCCGATGCGGTTGCCCGAGGAGAGTCACTGAACATCGGTGATTTAGGCGCAAAGTATTTAGCGATTGATTCGAGGTTCATTATGCGGCTTCCTTCTGTGGCTGATTGGTTTTGTTCTGGCTGTGCTTTGCTACTGGCGGCATGCTGGCGCGCTTAACGCTTTCTGCCTGGTATCGCATGAAGTCGGTTTGGTTCATTCGGCCTCCAGTTCGGTTATGGTCAGTTCAAGCCTGCCACCTTTGACGATTGGCATCCTCTTCACGCTGTAGTAGTCGACTTGTTGGTCATCTAGCCAGAACCCGGATTTCGTCAGGGCGTCGAACGCGGCTTTTTGCAGGTTATCCAGGTCTCTGCGGCGGCGATCCGGCATATGGCACTCGATACGGATTTTCACGGGCGTGGTCAGGCCGATATCCAGCATTGAGTCTTTGATGATTCTGGCGACACTGTCGCGGTACGCCTGCCCTTCTGCGCTGATGTGCGTGCGCCCGCGGTTATGCCGGTAGTAGCGGTTGTTGCTCGGCGGCCATGGGAGACTGATGCGGTATTCATTCATGCTTTTACGAGCCCCTCTTTAAGCCAGATGACCTGCGTGCGAGCCATGCCTTCCAGCGCGCACTCCTTTGCATATTCCGCATCGACCAGACGGGTGCGGCGATCAATCTCGTCGTGGCAACTGCTGCATGCGATGGTGGCGATCAGGTCAGGTGGCTTGATTCCGGTGCCGCACAGGCCGGCCAGGCGGATATGTGCCAGCACTGAGGTTTCAGGATTGCCGTTGCATACGCCGGGGATCCGCACCTGACATTCGCGGCCGCGTGCCGCTTTGCATAAATTAGCCATGCGCCCTCCGTGCCGCCAGACGCAGCCATTTCTGATCAACCAGGCGGGCGGTGTAGTCTTTCAGTGTCGGGATGTCGGACGGCTTAACCGCGGGCTTGCGCTGGCGGCGCGCCGGAACGCGGAAGATTTCATTGGTGATGACGCGGGAAAGTGGAGTAGACATCAGGCCTCCTGCTTATCGCGCAACTGCTGGAATTCGCAGCCGCTAGGAATCGTCAACGTCAGGCCAAACTGAGCGCACCACGCTTCGACTTTGCACAAGAAGATGTGCATCTCTCCAGTATCGAGTTGCGATGTATGGCGAGGCTCCCAGGTGGTTTCTTTGGTGCCTGTGATGAAATCGGTGTAGGTGACTTCTTCGCATCCGAGGTAGGTCTTTTTGAGATTGCGCTTAACCCACTCCGGTGTGGCGTCAGTGCGACCGGAAGCGATCAGGTATTCGCTGATTTCCTGGTACCACATATGGGAAAGTGAGTTCTGAGAGATGCTGCGTTTCTCGCGCCACTCTTTGACCTGCAAGCGCAATGGGCGGCCAGATTCGAGCTGTTCTTGCAGAAGCTTGCCAATAGCGGCGAAATTACCGGAGTGCAGCTTGATGCCGCATTGAGGGATGTTCACGCTTCACCTCCGCAGAGGCCAAACGCAGAATGCAGAAAATCACAGGTGCCGGAAAGCATCTGTGAAAGAGGTCGGATTGTAACTTCATACAGCGCCATGAGGTTTCCTCTTCACGACGCTGGGGATTGGGTTGTGGTTGTTCAGGCCACGAGGAGATTATGGCTGGTTGATTATGGAAAATCAATCATCCTGATTTAGTCTTCAAGGTCCTCTTCTGTGACTATCATGAAGTCAAAAAAATCAATCGCCTTGCTCCAGTCCGAACAGATATCACTTGTCATACTGGTCGCTTCTTCTACGCGGAAAAATGCATCTGGTCCAACTTGATAATTTAACTCTTCAAAAAGCTCCATATTTAATTGGCTTATAAAGAATCGTTTCAACTCCTTGGCGTCGTGCTGATTATACTTTTCCACAAAACCTTGAATGCCAATCATCGCGAGACTCAAGCAGCGTACGATATTACCTGCATCATAAAAATCCCAGTCAGCCCCTTTCTTACCCTTTGAGTATGAATTCGCCTTCTCGGCACATGCTTTCAGAGTTTCGTACAAATGTTGCTTCTCTTGCAACTGCAAAGATCTTTCAGATGTGTCCCTACTGGCTTCCGAAGAGCGATAGGCTGCATAAGTACAAAAGGCAGATGCAGCAGCTGCAATGGCGGAAACCGCAGCTATACCAATATCCAAACCAGACATAATAATCCCCTCTACATTGTGGAGGGGATTATACATCACTAACCGGCACCAGATGTTTTTACGCAGGTCTGGTATGTGTCGCGAGTCACTTTTCTAACGTCTTCACTCCATGCTTTTGCTGCTTTCAGGCACGCGCTCTGAGTGGCGAAGTTAGCCTTTTCAATGGCGACACCTGATGGACCAATGAGAGTTAAAATCAACAGCCACTCCATCACATCCCCTCCTTCTGCGGTGCTGCCGGCAGTGGCATCCAGTGGGTTATTTCGCTGCTCTGGAACTGAGCCTGAATTTCGCTTTTGATAAACCATACAGGACCCTGACGATTGCTTTCACTCCACCATCCCCAGTAGTTCCCGTCAGTGTCCGGCATCCGCTCACTGCACGCCACCCAACCATCCGGAATTGCCGGAGAGTTGCACATAGCTACCTTCAGCGCCTCGTAGAAGCATCCCTTCAGGTTGTTGAACTGGTGACCATTCAATGGTCCGTGTTCAGTCAGCGTTTCATGAAGTTTCCATGCCGCCTCGTTAACAGCATCAGACGACTGAGAAGGCAACTTGTAAGACTGGCTTACACGTTCAACCATATCGCGCTCATTCTCGGAATGGTTGAGCATGGCGGCGCGGCGCTCTCTAAGCTCAAGCAAGGCCGTCAATGTTACGCCATGAATAATGGTTTGGACCTTGTTCCCCTGCTGCGAGTGATATTCAAAGGTGCTTCGACGGAACTCTATCAACTCGTCTAGCGTTTCATCGTCTAACTCTTCACTGGAAATTGCCGGATGAACCGGTCGAGAGCATACCGGCGCTGGCGGGGCGGTGTAGAGATGAGTACCGATAGCAATTCCGATATGCTCGCCATATAGAACCGGTTCACGCGCTCCATTGATGACCGCCACAGGCTCGGCGTCCATTACCGCCAGCGACTGTCGAATTAACACTTCAAGTTGTCGGTCTGTAGCATCACAACCATCACCACTGTCGAGTTGGGCTACCCATTCTTTTAACTGCTCTTTTGTGATTGGGGTTGTCATAAACCGCGCTCCTTTCTCGTTAGCGCTCCAACTGCCGCAGAAACCCCATCAGGGGTTAAATTAACGCTGTAATAAAGGCCATCAAACTTCTGGCATGAGCGATTACACCAATCCACAAGACCTTCGCGAAACAGAACTGGGAGAGATGGGCAGTTAACACGATGAGAACCTTTATCCTGCTCGCCTTTATCCATATCACCTCGCATGAAATATCTGGTGCCGTTGTTCATCCGACGCAACGTATAGACTTGCGCGTCTGTTAATCGGAGTTGTCTGCTCATCTATTCACCCTCCACGGCTACTCCAGCCAGGGCATTACGAAGACATCGAACATAGGCAGGGATGTATGCATCATCTGGATTCTGGATAGCATCAAACAGCGCTTGAGCTTGGCGCTTCACGTTGATGTCCTTCGCCCGTAGTTCAGCAATCTGCTTCTCTGCGGCTTCGAGCGCCTCTACCAGCGCCAGCACGTTTTGAGGGCATGATGTGGCAATATGCGCGGCGTCAAAGCTATCCGGTGATATTGTTTCTGCGTACTCTCACCAAGCACTCCCATCGTCGATAATACGATGCTCAGGGCTGGCATCACCTTCCGCCAGCAGATAGCTAAAGCCTCCGTCACGCTCCCATCGCCATTCACCCTGGGTTGCTTTCAGCGCCGCCGCTTTCATACGCTGCGCCAGTTCTGTTGTCATGCTCATGCTGCTCGCTCCTCAAACATAACTTCACCGTCCAGCCCACCAACGTGATAAATAACCGAACCATCCTCTCGGTATTCCATCGGCGCGGCGCTCCAGCCATCACCATTAGGATCGTCGTTGTCACCAACCTGAACGAACCCACCGGCAACGACCTGAGCGGCATACATTTCACCCTCAGTCCACCATCCCTCGGTGTCTTTGATGCATTTGATGAATAACTGATTCATTCTGCATTCCCCTCGCGCAGCTGGCGCGCAAATATCTCAGATGAAGTGATCGCCATATCCAGGGCGTTTTTAACTTCGCCGTAGGCAAATATTTCAGGATCGAGTCCTTCCATGTCTCTGCGGAGTTTTGCTGTGAATGCCTCAACGCCCCGCGCCTCCGCTTCACGCAGGGTACTGTCTGTTGCCGGGGTTTTGATATCGTTGAAGGCGTCAGTGAAACCACCGTTCTCCATTCCAAGCTCCGCTTCGTAATCTGCATCAAAGGCGGCGTCTTTGCAGAACTTCTTCAGCGCCGCATTCTCATCCACCAGTTGCTTCAAATGGTCCTGCAAATCCACACCTTCAGGACAGTTCGTCACTTCACGCGCTTTCTCAATCGTTAAGTGTGCTGCTGTTAGTTCGCCAGCCTGGCCGAGTCTGCGCACCAGATATTCAGCGGTGGTCTCGTTTACCTTCATGTCACCTGGCATGCATTTGCCGCGCAGAAATCCTTCCATCTCAAATACGTTCATGCTGTTGCTCTCCCATAAAACGCTAATACCCGACGCATAGCCGGACTCTGGCGGCATTCCCTAAAAATCATGTTGGTGCTTACCCGGCCTTCTCGTTCTGCATCGGTAGACATGCGGTAATAAACTGTTCGCCATACACGCCCATCAGCAACCAATACGCCTTCTCGAAACAGAATGCTCGCGGCCTGATTGATGCCGGTCTGAGATATGCTGTATTCCTTCGCAACATCTGGCGCGCAGAAGGATTTATGTGTTTTCAGATACTCAAGAATTGCCTCTTTGCCTGTCATCAGAAGCCACCTTTTTGTTTAGGTTTATGCTCGCGGTCGCGGATATTGCTACGGGCAATTTCCTGGTCGCAGTCGTGGATGGCGCCATTGCGCTGCTCGCAAATAACGGTGCCGGTGTTGCCGTGTCGGTTGAGTCTCAGGAGTAACTCCGTCTCGCCTGGTGGTACGCTGTCATCGAAAGCCCCTTCCCTGTGAATACCTACCCAGTAGTCACAGTCCTGCTCAATCTGGCCGGTATCGCGGGAATCGCTCGGTAACGGACGCTTGTTGGTGCGCTTCTCAAGTTCACGGTTAAGCTGCGTCAGGAGAACGACGACACATCCAAGTTCTTTGGCAAGATTCTTCAGCCCCTTGGTAATCATCCCGTAAGCCAGGTCATTACGATCCGCCTTCTCGGCGGTCATCAGCGTCAGGTAGTCAACGAGGACCATCCCCACACATCCCTTCTGGCGCTTAATCTTGCGACACTCGGCAATTACGTGGGCCAGTGACATTCCCGGCGTGTCATCGATGTAAAGCTGGTCGAGTTCACGCAGCCGATTAGCTGTACCGATTGCTTTCTCGAAGTCTCCGTCGTAGTCGCCCTGATACTGGTCGTCGGCGTCTTCGGTCGCTGGCATGTAGAAAATGCTCGGGTTTACACCTGACTTCTGGCCGATTAGTTTTTCCAGGATCTGGTCATCAGGCATTTCAAGACTGAACATCAGTGCCGGCTTGTTCTCCCGCACCGCGCAGTTAATTGCCATCTGGCTGTACAGCGTGGTCTTGCCCATCTTCGGCCTTGCGCCGATGACGAACAGCGAGCCTTTCACCAGGCCTTTCGGCGCCAGCAGGCGGTCTAGCGACGGTATACCGGTGCTCATTCCTCGCTGTTCGCCAGACGGGTCAAAGCGCTTATCCAGATCGTCAATCCAGTCATCCATCACGTCAGCGAAAGAACGTAAGCCACGGCGGGCTCCGGTTTTCGAGTGATCGGCGAGTTGAGTGAAAATCCCCTGAATGGCTTCGTACTTCTGCGTGGCGGTCATACCGTTGCGCGCATACAGCAACTCAGTGGCTTCAGTCATGCGCTGGATGCCGTAGCGCTCCATTGCAGCTTCACGAACTGAGGCGGCATAGGCGACGATGTTTGCAGCAGACGGTGTGTTCTTGGATAGCTCGGCAATGTACCCGAAGCCACCAACCTTTTCGGTAAGCCCTTTGCTCTCCAGCGTATCGAACAGTGTCAGGCCATCGACTGGCTTGTTATCCCTGTACATCTCGCGCATCTCAGCGAAGATCACCTGGTGGGCCCGGCTGTAAAACGACTCCGGTTTCAGCATCGCCAGAACTTTCTGGACGCGCTCACTGTCGCCACCGTCAAGCAGCATGCCGCCGATAACACTCTGCTCCGCTTCCGGGTTGTGAGGTACGGTCATAATTTCAGATGTCATCACAGGCCCCCTCACGTGTTTTCGCGTAAACATCCACGTTCAGGAAGTACTCCAGTGATTTGCGTCGCCAGGTCTTTCCGGTGCGTTGATCCGGGCGATTCTCAAGCATCCATCGGCAGTTGCTGGCGATGTAGCTCAGATACGATTCCCAGTCGTTCAGGGTGAACTTATGGCCGTCCAGTTGCTGAGTGACTTTCCCCGCCTTCTGCCAGAACGAACGGATCAGATTACGGCGCTTGTCAGTCAGTATCCTGATGCTCTGTGCTTCAGGGAGTACCTGGTGATAAACATCGACAATTTGCTCACAGCTGAGAGACGGTTTTTTCTGTTCTGATTTTTTTGCTGCTGATGCACTCTCTTCTACGTCAGTAGAAGAGATATTATTATTTAAATTCTTTGTGGCACTCTGTTGGCATTCTGTTGGCACAACCTCAAGCGCAGGCCTTTGTGTATCTGGGTTTGCGTTGGCACTCTGTTGGCATTCTGTTGGCACAAAAAACTGCTGATAATCGTCGTATTTTGTGACGGTCAGAAGCGTGAATTTCTTGTTCGACAGTGTGGTGATCATGCCCATTTTTGTGAACTTATTAAGCAGGTATTTGACGCGATCAGGAGAGATACCAGTATCTTTAGCCAACGTATGGCGACCGGTAATCGTCTGTCCCCGGCCAACCGGATATTCGCCAAATTCCGTTGTCACCATTACTGGCGCCGGGTTCACATCCATGATGAGGTGCATCCACAAATGAACAGCCTCACTATCAGTCTTGTAGAACGGCAGATCTCTTACTTTACGGTGCAGGAACACAAGACCCTGCGGTGATGGATGCGGCTTCTCCATGGGCTTCTGCGCCCCTCTAAAATCTGAAATTCGAAGGACATTACTCACGGCCGCTCTCCTTACGTTTCAGTTCTTCCAGGATGGCGCGCATCTTCCAGCCAACCGAAGGGTTGAATGAGCGGATGAAGCGATCGCGTGTAATGTTTTTGTGTGTATCGGTCTGGTAATGACGCTGTTTATTTGCCATTATTCCTCCTGCAATACGTTCGCAATGAATTGCAACTGAGAGCCCTTTCTGTTCCAGCAGAGGGGCTTTCGACTTTTTGATACTTCCCATCACATAACTCCCAGCATCGAAGTGACCATCGTCATCAGCGGGCCTACCTGCTCAGGCATGAGTCGGAACAGCGACGCTATACCTTCGCTTACCTCTTTCAGCTTCTGATGCTCTGGCGCGCCGAGGAGTACAGCCTGTTTAGCCTCAGCGCACTCTTTCATCGCAGAAGCAATCAAAGACATCGTGTCGTTCTGTGGAAGCAGCCGCGTGCGGTATTCAAGCGGCAGAACGGCCAGGATTGCCGGTGTCAA